CCGAGGCGCGCGGGTCCGAGCCGCCCGGCCCGAGCTGGAGATTGCCGGTGCCGGACCAGGCAGCGGCGGTGCCCGGCCCGGTCCAGCCCCGCTCGTCGGGACTCCCCGGCGGATAGAGAGTCACGGCGTCAGCGGCCAGCAGCAGGCTCATGCGACCGGCCACCACGGGTCGTAGGCGTCCGGGTTCCACGGGTTGCCCGGCGCTGAGGTCTTCGCCGGTTCCGCGACCGTCAGCGGCATCGTGACCAGCGACCCCATCAGGCTCCGGTGGTACTCGGCGCGGGCCATCGCCAGGCCGAACTCCCCGGTCGGGCCAGCCGGTGAGTACGACACCGACTGCGCCCCGGTGGACACCGACGCGACCGCCGGGGTGGGCGGCAGCATCGCGGCGTATGCCTCCCACTGGAGCGCCGCGCACAGGTGCGGGTCGGTGACCCAGGTGGCATCCGCGATCTTCTGCGCCGTGGCAGCGTCGAGCCCCGCGGGCTGGCCGTCTGTCCCGTCGTGCGGCGGGTTGAGCGGCGGAGCCCACGGCTCCCATCCGGTGACCGGAGGAACGGTCATGTCCCGTAGCGCCACCCTCCGGGCAGCACCCCGGTGCCGTGCGGGGTGGTGACCGCCACGTCCTGCGTGCTGTTCGCTGTCCCGGCCGGGTCGGTGGCGGTGATCGTCGTGTCGTTGACCACCGCGACGCCGGTCGCGGCGGCCCCGCCGATCTTCACGCCGGTCGCGCCGGTAAAGCCGCGGCCGGTGATCGTGATGGCGGTCCCGCCCGCCGATGGGCCGGTCGCGGGGGACACCGACGAGACATCCGGCACGAACGAGCGGTCGAAAACCCAGCCGACCGGGCGGCCTTGCACCGGGGCGTGGCCCGTGTCGGCCTGGTGGCTGGAGATGCCCTGCGGGTCGAGGACGAAGAACCCCCGCGTGCAAGCGCCGACTGTGCACGTCCACAGCATCATGTTGGTGTAGGCCATGACTACCGCTTCTTGGACGACTCAGCGGCCTGGTCCGTGGTCCGGCGCTGCACGCCGTCGCCGCCCTGCTCGTCTGCGTCGGCCGCGGTGGGCGCGGTGCCCGCCGTGGCGTGCAGGTCGGACTTGGCGAACGCCCGCGCGCCGCCCGGCTGCTGCACGGTCACCGGCCGGAGCAGCGCGAAGCCGAACCTGGCCCAGACCTTCATCGGCGTCACGTTGTCCTGGAACCCGGACACCTGCACCACACCGGCCGAGTCAGCGATCACCGCGGACGGATCGACCAGGTAGCGGATGTCGGACCGCACCCCGAGGATCGCGTAGGTCCAGTCGCCGGTTACGAAGTCGGCGGGGTTGGCGCCCTGCTTGTTCTGGAACGGGATGTAGGAGGCCGGGAGGCCGTAGATCGACGGGACCTGGTAGTTGTCGATCTGGGTGGTGCCGAAGATCAGCTCGTTGGTGGTGGCGCGCAGCCCCCGGATCAGCGCCCGGTTCGTCAGGTCGGAGGCGTGCCCGGTGGGGTTGAGCGCCTGCGCCTCGACCTGGGCCATCGTCTTGTTGATCGTGTCGATCGCGTCGAGGCCCGCATTGACCGGCACGGCCTCGGCCATGATCCCGCCGATCGGGAACGAGGCGGGCGCGTTCAGGCCGAAGATCACCGCGCCGTCGAGCGCCACCGCGATGGCCTGCGACAGCAGCGGGCGGCAGTAGTTCCACAGGTTGATCGAGGAGTCCTCGACCATCTTGTCGGGGATCGCGATGACCGCCGCGACTTCCTCCGCCGTGACCGTGGCGGTCTGGAGCCCGACGTTCGTGTAGGGCTTGCGGCCGGAAGCCGACGTGACCCACGACGCGGTGGGCAGCGTCTTCGGGATCGGCATCTGGGTCACGCCCGTGCCCATCGGCAGGCGGCTGCACAGCCGCATCGCCGCGGAGGACTGCAAGACCTCCTGGATGATGGTGGTGGACATCGCTGGCGGGATTACACCCGAGAAATCGCCAAGCGCCATGACTGGAATACCTCCAGGGAAGCAGGATCAGATACGCCCGCTTCCGCGCCACCGGCTCGGGGCCGCGTCCCGCTGCACCCCGGCCCGGCCTCGGCATCCCGCCTTCGTGGAGCGCCCGGATTCGGCACCGGCTGCCGCCGCATCCCGCTGCACGGCATCCCGGCCAGGCTACATCAGCGCTTCTTCGACAGCACTGTCCGCAGGAAGTCGCCTTCCGCGCCCTCGGCGCCGTTGCCCATCGGCCCGGCGGGTATGCGGGCGCCTGCCGGGGTGATCTGCGCGATCAGCCGCTCGACCATCTTGGCCAGCGCCTTCTTGTCGATCTCCCCGTCCTCACCGATGAACGGCGACAGGTCCAGCAGCTCCAGGTAGGCGTCCGGGTCGGCCAGCCGACCGGCGGCCAGCGCCCGGAACTCCGCCGCCGCGACCCGCTTGCCCGCCTCCTTGATCGCCTCGGTGCGGCCCTCGGCCTTCGCCGCCTCGATGGCCTTCTCCTGGTCGGTCATGCTGGACTGCTGGAGCTGGGACAGCGCCTGCATCGTCTCCCGGTGGCGCCTGCGCTCCTCGGCCAGCGCGTTGCGCAGCTCCTGCGCCGAGTCCTCCTGCTCCGCAGGGGCGGGCGGCGGTGCCGGTGGCTGGACCGCGGGCTGCGCTGGCGGCACGCCTGCCGCTGGTTCCGCCGGGGGCTGGCCGCCTACGAGCTGCGACGGGTACGGCGGCGGGGCCGGTGCTGCGGGTGTGGTCATTCAGTACCTCCTACAGGTCGGCGGACGGGGCGGTGTCCGCCGCGGGGACCGCCCCGGCCGGGGCTGTCGGCTGCGTGCCGGGCGTGCGCAGGGCCGGGACCGGGTTGGCCGCCACGATCTTGTGCCAGGCGTCGATCTCGGCGGGTGTCGCGCCCATCCGCTGCCAGAGCACGTCCTGCGGCACGCCGATGCTGGCGAACTTCGTCAGCGCGTCAGCGAGCTGCGCGATCGAGCGTGTCTCAGGATCAGCCCACAGGCACTGACCGGCCATGTTAGCCGCACCCGGATCGCCCACCAGGGACAGCGCGAGGCGCACCACCGTCTCCCAGCACTCACCGATGTGGAGCATCCGCCGCCGCACCTTGCACACCAGCCCGGCCTCGGCCGCCTTGATCGCGTCGGCGGACAGGTTGACCATCTTGCCGTGCAGGTAGTACGGCGGGGTCTGGGTGATCGCCGCCAGCGCCTCGATATCCTGCTCCACCGAGCTGATGTAGCCCGCCAGCGTGTCGCCGGGGAACGCGCCGAACCGGCCGTCCGGGTTCTCGTTGGTGAGCAGCCGGTTCGCGCCGATATCCCACGGCTTGACGCCCGTCTCCGCTGTCACCGTGCTGCCGTCCGGGTTGGTCGTGGTGATCATCTGCCGGGCCAGCTTCACGCCCGTCGCCCATATCTGGCGGAACGCCCCGAAGTCCGACGCCACCAGCCGGTTGAAGATCGTCGTGTGGATGCGGTCGTTGATCGGGATGGCCGGGTCCAGCTCCGACCGCGGCTGGCCCACTGTCCGCGGGTTGGGCGTGATCTCGACCAGCCCCACCGTCCCGGCCGGGTTGACCTCGGTCACCGGCTCGCCCGCGTCGGGCAGCCACGTCGCGATCACGTCGGGCAGGATCAGGATCTCGGTGGTCTTGTAGGTGATCGGGTCGGCGTACCGCTTGTACCCCGCCAGCCGCACCCGCCGCCCGGACCCCGGCTGGTACAGCACTGTCGCCTCGAACGGCGACTCGGGCGTGATCGACACGCCGGACGGCTGCGTGTCATCCGGCTGCACGAGCACGAAGCCCTTGCCGGTCACCAGCGCGTCGGTCTGCACCAGCTCCGCGTCGGCGTCCATCCCGTTCGCCTGCCAGATCGCCCACGCCGCGTCGGACGAGTCGCCCCACTCGAACGCCACCACCTGCAACCGCTCCGCCACCGCGTTGACGACGAGCATGCACCAGTTCGCCTGAGACTCATCCAGGAACTTGCGGAACACCTGCCGCTCGGCCGTGTCGAGCAGCGCCATGATCGCGGGCTCCCCGTCGTAGTACGACTGGTACAGCATCGCCTGCGGTATCTGCGCGTCGAGCTGGCGGCTGCACGCCTGCCTCATGTCGCCCAGGTAGGTCCCTGTCGTCGCTGGCGTCGTCACGATCCACCTCGATGATCCACGTGCGCCCGCCCATGTGAGCGAACTGCAACCCGGTGAAGCTGAGCACGCTGTCAGCGTAGGCTCACCAGCCCATAGCCAGGTAGTCCTGCGACTTCTCGCTGCGCCGCAGAGCCCGGTCCAGGCCCATCACCGCGGCCACGATCCCGTCGATCTTCTCCGTGGACCGCTGCCGGTCGAACCGGATGTTCCCGGACGGGTCGCTGCGGGTGACCGCGTTGCCCGCCTGCCACCGCATGATCGATGACCGCCCGTGCCCGAACCGGCCCGCCGCGATCAGCCGCAGCAGCTCAGCCGCGCTCGCGGTCATCGCCCGAGCCGACTGCGCCATCTGCACCATGAACCACCCGTCGTCCGACAGCGCCGCCGCGAGCTGCACCGCGTTCCACGGGTCATACGCCAGCTCGCGTATCTCGTAGGTGGCCTGGTCGGCGTCGAGCGACGCGCGGATCACCTCGTAGTCGGTGACCAGCGAGTCGGTCACCGTCAGCTCCCCGCGCGCCACCCACACGTTCGCCAGCCCGCCCGTCCGCGCCGCCAGGTCTTGCAGCCGGTGCGCGGGGCAGAAGTGCCGCCACAGCACCTGCACCGTCCCGTCGCGCTGCGGGAACACCAGCGCGTAAGCAGCCAAGTCCTGCGTCGCCGCGAGGTCCATCCCGCCGAAGCACTCAGCGCCCGCGTTCAGCGTCGCGATCTCCGCCATGTCCGGCGTCACGCACGCATCCCACGCGGGCAGCGCAATCGCCCGCCCGAGCGCCGACACCGGCTGGTTGAGCCGGTACTGCCGGAACGCCCGCTCAGCCACCGGATTCTGCTGCGCCACCCGGCACTCAGACGCCAGAGTGCGCAGCTCAAGAAACGCCCCGCGCGTCCCGGTCGGCCACGCCAGCGCGGGATTGGCCATCTTCCACGTCCGCGGGTGCGTCCAGTCGGCGTCATCCGGCGCCCGGTAGATGATCGCCAGCCGCTCAGGATCGAGCGACTGATCCTCCGCCACCCGCTCGCTCCACGCCCGCTCGTTCGCCGCGAACCCCGCCGGGTCGTTCTCCGCCGTG